CAGCGCCTCGTACTTCAGCCCGACCCGCGCCCCGTCCATGCCCGCCCAGTTCCACTGCGTGCCCATCGCCCAGAACAGCGTCGCCGCCGCGAACGCCGTCTCGTCGAGTTCGATCGGCGGGGCCTCGGCCGGGGGCGGCAGGTTGGCGAGCTGGGCCTTGATGTGGGCCTCGCTCGCGCCGCAGCGCCGCAGCGCCTCGGCTACGCCGCGGGCGAACTCGTCTCCCCGCTCGCCGCCGGCGTCGCCCCAGACCCAGTGCCGGGCGACGCCTCGGAGTTTCCCTCCCGTTCCTCTTCGACCCCGTTCCAGGCCAGGACGTAGGCGGCGCCGACGGCCTCCACGAAGCCGGGGACGTCGAGCATCTGCCCGATGTAGGGCTCGGTGAACGGCACCGGCGATCCCTGCTCGTCGGCCGGGCCCTCCCAGCCGCGAACGACGCGCTCGAAGATCTGCCGATCGGCGCTGATGACCTTCTCGACCGAGGAGCGATCGGCGATGATGCCGAACATCGAGAGGAAGTCCTCCCGGCCAATGATCTCGAACTTGATGCGGATCGCGTTCTCGACGATCGACCCGTCCTCGGCGACACCCTTCCAGGTCACCGTGCGCCAGCAGGTCGGCGCCTTCACCATGACGTACTTCACGTAGAGGCCTCCTCGTGTCGGCCGCGGCGGGCTTGCGGGGGAGGCCGGTGCTGTCCGGTCCGGCCGGGCCGGCCTCCCCTCGTTTGCTCTCGCTCGCGGGTTATCGGGTGGTGAGCGTCAGCTCGTTGTTCGCAGCCGTCGGCACGAACGCGCCCTCGCCCTGCATGTAGATGCGGTTCTGGCGGGTGGTGAACGTCGGCTTCCGGAGCTTCGCGACCGCGCTGGCCATCTCGACGATGTTGCCGGCCTGCGTGCCGTGCTGCAGCGCGAAGGCCAGGGCGTTCTGGTTGCGGATGTCGGCGAAGAAGTTGACGACGCCCGGATCCGGCATCTCGAACGAGTAGCGGAACTTGATGCCGCGGCGATCGGAGCGGGCATCCTTGTCGAAGATGACCGCCTGCTGGGACATCGTCTCGTAGAACGACGTCTTCATGCCGAGATCGACCTCAAAGCTGTCGAAGCCCAGCACCTGGCCGCCCAGGCTGATTGAGGTGTTCGCCTTGTTGCAGGGCACGGCGCCGGGGTTGAGATCCAGCACCGGCGCCGTCGGCGCGTTGGCGTCGAGCGGCGTCGCCCCGAGCAGCAGGCCCATCTGCTCGAACTCGATCCGCGGATTGGCGTTCAGCGCGAAGATGAACTTCGCGTTGCCGCGCACGCCGACGGTCCGCATACGGGCGTTGTCCTTCCACCCGTAATGGGTGAGATCGGCGCCGTCGTCGGTCGAGATCAGCGGATAGCTGACGTTGGAGACGCCGACGGCGGCCGCGCCGAACATCGAGCCGCGCAGCAGCTCGCCCCACTTCGCCGGCGTCAGCGCCGCACCCGAGCCGCGCAGCTCGGTCGAGTAGGAGATCATCGTCCGCTCGGCGGTGTAGACGACGTCCGCCTCACCCGGGAACGGCCGGTCGATGTCGCGGGTGACCTCTTCGGCTTCATACGGCGTCTGCCGATAGTTGAAGACGAGGTGGGCGTTCGCGGCCGCGGTCGGAGCCGCGTCGGTCCCGTAGGCGCCGCTGTTAACCTTGGCGAGGAAGACGGTCAGGTCGCGCATGGTCAGTCCTTCTTCTCTTCACCGGCTTCGGTGCCGCCCTCGCCGCCGGTATCGGTGCCGCCCTTGCGCGCGGCGCGCTCGGCCTTGGCCGCCGCCTTGCGGGCGTCCTCCTCGGCCTTGCGGCGGGCGATCTCGGCGGCGAGCGCCGACGTCGGAACGATCTCGAGCGGATCCTCGGCGAGGCCGGCGTCGACAAGACGCTGGACGCGCGGCACGCCGGCCTGCGGCAGGCCGTCGCCGGCGAGCACCAGCCCGGTCGCGCGCTCGATGATGCCGGCGCGCGTCACGGAGTGCTTCTCGGCGTCGAACCACCCCGGGGTTTCGACCGGCTCGTCGGCCGCATTCACCTGAGCTGCATCGCTCATGATCGTCTCCTGAAACGCTGCCCTATCCGGCCTGCAGCCGGTCCACTTCCGTTGACCTAAAGCGCGCCAGCCACGTCGCCGCCCCACCGTTGACGGACAGCAAGCGTCCGCCGGCATATTCGATCGGGGCGGTCGCGCCGGCCGGGGTCCAGCCCTCGAACAGGCGGCGCAGGCGGATCGTGAGCTCGCGCAGATCGGCGCGGCCGGGCGCGCCCATCACCTGCGGGCGGCTCACCACCAGGGCGATGCCGAAGTTGACCGAGATCGTCTGCTGATGCGCGCCCGAACCGAACATCTCCGACGGCCCGGCGGTCTCCTCGAGCGGCACGACATAGCCGGCAGGGAGCTGGCCTGGTGCGGCGCGCAGCTCGGCAAAGTCATAGACGCCGGCAACGGTCTTGAGCTTCAGGTCGCTGGCCCGGAGGCGCTCTTCGACTTCGGTGAGGTTGATGGCGTCGTCGATCATGCTGAGGCTCCGAAGGCGGTGTTGAGATGGCGGATCAGCACGTCGCCGATCTCGTCGCGGTCCTCGGCCGACAGACCGAGGTAGGGGCGGGCGGAAAGCGTCACCGCGGCGCGCGGCCCGGCCGGCGTCCGCAGGGCGTCAGAGCCTCCGGCCGCCTTGCCGCGCGGCCGGATGGTTCCGCCCCACTGATGGATGGCGGCGTAGACGGCCGCACCGAAGCTGCGCTCCGGCCCCCACTCCGCGAAGTCGCTGCCTGACTCGGAGCCGATCGACGAGCGCAGGTCGCCAGAGAGGACGAGCGTCAATCCGCCCTCGTCGCGCGCGCGCTTCGACGGCGTCCAAGGCGTCCCGTCCGGCGCCTTCTGATCGCGGAAGCGCAGCTTGGTGCTCATCTCGCCGTAGCCGGCGATCTCGGACATCGGGACCGACAGATCCTCGGCCGCGGCCAGCGCCCGGTTGAGAGCCTCGGTCAGCCGATCGTCGATCTCGATCGGGACGCCGGCCATCAGAAGGCGTCCAGCGCGCCCGGCGGATATGCGCGGCCGCCGGTGTGGCTCACGATCGTCGTCGTGGTCTCCGGCGCGGCCGCAGGCTCTTCGGCCTGGGGAAGCTTCATCGCGCCCGAACTGAGCCGCTCGAGCGTCTTTACGGCCTGGTCGGCCGCGGCCTTGACGTTGAAGGGCAGCTCGTCGCGGTAGAGGCTGGCGCGGGCCATGGCGCGCACGGCCGCCTTCACCAGCTGGGGCGCCTCGGCCAGCGGGACTGTGTAGCGACCGGCGAGATAGCCGTCGGCGACCGCCTGCGCATCGATGATGGCCGAGATCAGACGGGCTTTGCCGACGCGACCGGTGCCGGCATCGGTCAGCTGCAGGGTCTCCTCCAGCCCGACATGCGTCACGAACTCGGCGATCGTCAGATAGGGCGTGGTGCCGTCGGGAACGGTCCAGCGTAGATCGACGACAGCCACCTCGAAGTCGGTTGTCGCCTCCTGCCCGCCGCCGTCCCGGACGGTGACCGTGACGAGGTAGAGCTCGCCATCGGTCCCACCCTGCAGCTTCAGCCGCACCTCCTGACCGTCGAAGGCCTGCTCAGCGACGGTGAGCGCCGTCACCTGGGCAACCTGACCGCGCGCCTCGATAGACACGTTGAGGATCTGCGAAATGACGGCCGCGCCGATCTGCGGAGTGAAGTCGATCGGCAGGATCGGCTTTTCGCCGGGCTGCATGATGGTCTGTGTCATGATGTCCTCCGGATCGCGATGAGGCGCTTCGCCATCCGTCCGAGCACGGGATATCGACGAAGGCCGCGGATGAGACGGCCGGACGGAAGCGCGGCGGTCATGAGTGAGCTGGCGACGACGATCGCCGCGCCGGCTGCAGCCAGAACGATCGCGGCGCTGGCACCTGCCAGTTCAACGGCCGTGCCGATCGACAGCGCGCCACTACCGGCCGATAGTTGGAGGGCAGTGCCGTCGACCGCCAGCGTTACCGCCTGCCCGATCGCGATCGCGCCACCAGGCGCGGCGAGT